GTACAGAGCCAGAGGTTGACGATCAGGTCGAGGCTGTAGAGGCCGAAGACACTGATTCCGCACCAGCACCGGATAGTGGAGATAACCACGAGAAAACAATCAAGTTCGATGCAGATCAACAAAGAGTATTTGATGACGCAATAGCCAAGAAAGTCTTCAAACAGCGTGAAGCTGAACGGGAGACCCAACGACTACGGCGTGAGCTAGATGAGGTCAAGGCGAGGTTGCCACAGCAATCAAGGCCAATGATCCCTGAGACACCAGACCCGTTTGCATACTCAGATCAAGAGTATCGCCAGCGGATGGCGTATCGGGACCAGGCACTGGTGCAGGCAGCACATTGGGATCAACAGGAAAGCGGGTTGAAGCACCAAGAACAGGTGCGTCAAAACGACCTGGCTCGTAAGCAGCAGGAAGTCATGGTGAACAACATCAAGACCTACTCTGACCGGGCAGTAAAGTTGGGCATGAAGCCAGAAGAATTGCAGGCAGCAGGCAACAAGGTGTCGCAGTTTGGGATCGATGATTCATTAGTCAGGCATATTCTGAATGATGAACACGGACCACTGATTACCAAGTACCTGTCGCAGAATCTGCAGGAGCTGGAAGACCTGTCCTACATGGAGCCAATGGATGCTGCTGTGAGAATCTCTACCGTAATCAAATCGAAGCTGGATGCATTGAGACCGAGAATAAATAAAACGCCAGACCCTCTCACCAAAATGAGTGGATCAGGCAGGACTCCTAAACAATCCGGCCCCAGAGGGGCTATATTCGAATAAAGGTAATTTGCAATGGCTAATAATTTAAGTAGTAACATTACACGGAAGGTGGCAAGGGTATTCCTTGATGCCTTCGAAGATGCACGAGTATTGACCAAGGCTGTTGACACACAGCTTCTGGCTGATAAGTTCAACCCATCCAGCGGCAGCTATGTAGACTTCAAGCGCCCGCATGACTACGCATCGATCCGCACATCTGGTGGTGATATTTCCTCGTCCACCAAGTCAACCATCATCGCTGGCAAGGCTACTGGTACTGTTCAAAACTACTTCACTGTAGCTACAGAATGGGGCAACGTAGAAGAAGCACTGCAATTGGATCAGCTTGAAGAAATCCTGGCTCCAATGGCTCGTCGTATCGTAACCGATCTGGAAACAGACTTTGGTTCGTATATGTACAAAAACGCTTCGCTGAAGTACGGCTCGCATGGTACTGGTGTGACCAAATGGTCTGACGTAGCAGGTGCAGGCGCACTGATGGATTCAATCGGCATTAGTCCTAGTGCTGAACGATTCTATGTAATGAATCCATTTACCACTGCTGGCTTGGCATCTGCTCAGGCCGGTCTGTATGTAGGTGATTCACTGGTACGCACTGCTTGGGAGAATGCACAGATTTCCACCAATTTCGGTGGTCTTCGTGCACTGGCAACGTCCACCTTGGCCAGCTTCACCTCTGGCACTGGCGCTGACCGAGCTGGCACGCTGTCTGCTGCTCCAGACGCTACCTACGTAACTGCTAAAGATACTATGACCCAAACTCTGGCTGTCACTGCATTCCAAGCGAGCATGGTAGTCAAGGCTGGCGACATGGTAACTATCGCCAACGTCAACCGCCTGAATCTGGCAACTCGCCAGCCGATGGTATCTGCTACTGGGACTGTTGTTGCATGGACTGGTGTGGTAACTGCTGACGTAACATTGGGCGCATCTGGCGAGGGTAACTTGGTAGTGGCAGGTCCGGCTATCTACGAGGCTAATGGCCAGTACAACACAGTATCTGCGGCTCCTGCCAACGGTGCTGTAGTCACCATTTTGTCAGCATCCAATACGCTGTACCAGCCCAACCTGTTCTTCACCAAACAGGCATTCGGTCTTGGCACTGTTAAGCTGCCTAAGCTGTACTCTACTGACACTGTAGCTACAACCGAAGACGGTATGAGCATCCGTATCAGCAAGTACTCGGATGGTAACGCTAACACTCAAAAAATCCGATTCGACTTGCTGCCAGCATATGCTGTCTTCAATCCGATGATGGCTGGTCAGGGCTTCGGCGTGTAGTGATGGACGAGAGGGGGAGTGGAGTAATCTGATTCAGGTTTTAGCCTAAACAGAACGCTCCCCCTTTTCTTTTCGGTAGCAGCCATACTGGTATCTGCTATTGATGGTTATATCTGCTGTATAATCAACCAGGCAATGGGATATATATGAGAGTTTGGATTAAGCCCAACGGCACAGAATTAACCATCAACGCAGAATCCGAGGATATTGCTCGTGAAATGGGATGGAAACCAAAAGAAGATGTACAAAAGGTAGATCAAAAGTCAGACGCAGCTATGCTTGACGTAGTCAATACAGAGATACCAAGACGCAGGGGCAGACCACCAACACTACGGGAGTAACATGGCAACGGTAGCACAAGTAGCGAAAGCTGCACTCCAGAGGATTCTGTTCCAAGCATCCGAAGCACCATTAGAGGCAGATGAATATCAAGACTTCATCTTCGCCATGAATAACTTTATGACCGCGCTGGCAGCAACTGGCGTGAATCTTGGGTACACAGTAGTTGCCAATCTTGGCGATACTGTCACCATTCCTGTCGGAGCATTACGGGGCTTGATAGCTAATATGGCTGTCGAGGTGGCTCCAGACTACAATGCCACAGTACCAGAAGCACTTGCACTTGCAGCCAGGGAGGGCATGACTGCGATGCGTATGCTTGGCCAGACTATGGCAGGCTCCAGACTTCCCGGCACTCTACCTGTTGGCTCGGGTAACGAAGGACAATACAACAGCAACTATCACTTCTATCGAGAGCTGGAAAACACCATTCTCACAGAAGGCACAGACTCAATTGCTTTGGAGCTAAATACCAATGCCTGACAGAACGTATGGAATTCGCCAAAGCGAGTTTGTAGAACAGACAGCTATACCTTCCGGCTCGTATATCGGAATCTGGAATAATGGTATTAACTACAAGATGGCCTATGGGAATTTCATGGCCGGTCTCGGTGTAACTGGGACCATTGTACAGGCTGGAGCAGTCACTGGCACACCAGTTCTCGATGTTGCCGGGACAGTAAATAGTATCCGTAATATTGAGAGTGGTTCCGGCATTTATGCTGCCGTGTCTGCATCGAATGGTGTGTCTGTCAAACACAACTTCACCGTTGACGCTACCGGCAAGCCACTGATGCTAAACCAGACAACAGCCAGCCCAACATTCGTCTCTCTGGTAGCCAGTACAGGCATTACCCTAGCTGCTGTAGGGAATACTGTAACAATCGCAAATGCGTCAGCAGTATCAGAGGCTAGGGGACAGGTGTATATGCAGGGCAATGCCACGGCTACTGTCATTGCATCAACATCGGTCCCTGTACTTGTGGCTGGTACGTGGACTGTCGATCTACAAAGTCAAATGACTGGTACTACTGGTGGCAGACTTACCTATACTGGGACAACTACTCAATATATGAGAGTAAATGCAGCATTGAGTCTTGATCCTATCAGCGGAGCCAACCAAGACCTGCAAGTATATCTGGCCAAGAACGGGACTGTTATTGCTGGATCGAGAATAGAGACAATCGTAACTCACTCTGCACACCAAGCTGTTCCACTTACGTGGCAATTGCAGATGGCTACCAATGATTACATTGAGATATTTGTGCAAAATCTTACAGCAACAAATAACATCACTGTCAGCCGTGTAGTCTTGAGTATCCACTGATGCCGGTAACGATCCTGCCAATTGCTAATGGATTCTATACAAGCCCAAGCCTGCCGATATCTGCGCAGGAATGTACGAATTACTATCCCAACATCAATGAGGTAGCATCCCTAAACCAGGAAACTTTATTCGGTACTCCCGGTCTAAGCCTGATGGTAACATCTGGCACAATCTCCCAAAATAATCGTGGCTCCATCGAGATGAATGGATTTCCCTATTTTGTGAATGGCACTGTCCTCTATCGGATGGACCAAGTAATCGTCGGGGATGTATACAGTTACACATTGTTTGCCATTGGGACAATATCGGGTACGGCTAGGGTATCGATGGCCACCAACGGCAATCAGCTAATGATTCTGGTCCCTGGCGGTAATGGCTATATTTACAACTGGGTGACGAGTGCCTTTGGTCAAATAACCGATGTGGACTTTACAGCCAACGGTGCGCCACAGATGGTGGCATTTGTTGATAGTTATTTTGTCTGTACTACTGACACCAAGAAATTCATCTGCTCTGCTCCGAATGATGGCACAAACTGGAATGCACTGGACTTTGGTACGGCAGAATCAAACCCAGACGACACCATTGCGCCTATCGTATTCAAGAATCAGCTATTCATTGCAGGTGGATATACGATTGAAGCATTTCAGGATATTGGTGGCACTGACTTCCCATTCCAACGTAGTGGACTGTTCTTGCAGAAGGGTGTCTATGCCAAATACTCCCTAATCAATATCCAAGACTCATTTGTATTTGTTGGTGGTGGCCAGAATGAATCTCCAGCTATATGGAGTTTGGCTGGCAATTCTACCCAGAAGATATCCACCATCCCAATTGATTCTATTCTACAGAATCTCACCAAGACCGAGCTGTCAAATATCTTTGCATGGACATACGCGCAAAATGGAGCCTATTTTGTAGGATTCTCCCTACCAAAGACCACACTGGTATACGAGATGGCCAGCAAGCGGTGGCATGAGAGGAAATCATTTGTTGATGGGGCAATTACCAGCTTTCGTGTATCTTCTATGGTACAGGCATACAACAAGGTAATCTGTGGGGACTCTGTTGACGGGAGAGTCGGTAATCTTGATCCCAATGTATACACAGAATACAGCGTTAACATTACTCGCACAGTCACTACTCAGCCATTCCAAAACAATATGAACGTCCTTTTTGTGCCGAGGATAGAGCTGACAGTAGAATCCGGTATGGGCAATGCAAACGTAGACGAGCCAATGGTATCGATGGAGCGTAGCCGAGATGGAAAGACCTGGAGTGATCCCAGAGCTAGGTCGATGGGTAAGATAGGTGAATACAACAAGCGGTGCGTGTGGCGCAGGAATGGCTCTGTGACTAGGTTCGAGCTGTTCAGGTTTACCGTTACTGACCCTGTCAAACCTGTAATTATCCAGATGACTGCTGAAATGTTGGCGGGAATATGACCAGCCCATACCTAAACGCATCACTCCCAATCATAATCGAAGATGGATCGATGTCTCAGCCGTTCAGGACTTGGACGCTGGATGCCAGCCTGAGTATTCCATTTGTGGGGGCAGGATCACCAGAAGGAGTTATTGAGGCTAGGCAGTACAGCCTATATCTGGATACAACGGCACTTGCAGGAAGCATTGCCTACCGGAAGATGCTGACGAATATCGCTGGAGATAAGTCTAAAGGGTGGAAACTCAGTTGATCAAGCGCGAGTTCGATGCAAGATATCTCAACAGCGTGGCGAACCATCCGGCTGTGCGTGGAGGATCAAGGATCAAGGAAGATATTGATATGACTCCGATGGTTCAGGACTACAGAAACCTGATCCTGACGTATGAGGGCGGTGGATTCTTGGTGCTCTGGAAGGGAAATGGAATATATGAAGTACACACAATGGTGCTCAAGGGCGGAAGGGGAGGTGTGCTCCGGGATGCCATCAATGAGGCACTTGAGTATATGTTCTTCCGTACAGACTGCGAGAGGCTCATTACGGTGGCCTACAAAGAAAATCCGGCCTCTGTTGCGCTGTCAGATGCCTTCTTTGAGAGGAAGGGATCTACTGAATTACTTAACTATTACGAGCTGAGATACTCTAATTGGGTACAACAGTGCAAGACTGCCAAGGATGCTGGCCACCAATTCCATGCTGGAGTAGAAACTAACCACGAGGAAGATGACATACACGACTACCATGTGGGTGGGGCTATACAGTTAATTCAGAATGGTAATACATTAAAAGCGATAAAGTTATATAATGAATGGGCGGTGATGAGTGGATATGAGCAGGCTATTTTGGTCAATGCTTTTCCACTGATCGTACACATTGGTGACATGAAAGTTATCTATCAAGATAATAAGTTGGGAGAGATTATATGCCAGTAGGAGCAGTTATAGGAGCAGGCGCATTAGGCGCAGGTGCAAGTATATACGCAGCCAACAAGACTTCGGACACTCAACAGCAGATTGCTGCAGACCAGAATGCATTCCAAAAGCAGAAAATGCAGCAGGCACTCGGCTACTTACAACCCGCATATTCTAAGGCATCTGACATGGGTAACCAGTATGCTCAACAGGCACTAGCACTACAAGGCTCTACATTCATGCCACAGATACAGGCTGCTCAACAGGGCAATGTACAGGCACAGAGAATGCAGATTGCAGCCATGCCACAGTATCGTAACGCGATCATGGGCGGCAACGTGGACTACTCTGCATTCCAGCCATACACACAACAGTATGACCAGAATGCCCTGTCAGGTCTGTTTAATCCGCAAATGTTTAAATATACGCCACCAGCAGATCAGGCTGCAGCACAGAATCTGGGTGCATCATTCCAAGACCCAAACAATGCGGCGATGTACTACGGAAACTATCAGGGTTGAGGTTTTAAATGGCAGCAACAGCAGAGCAAATTCGGGCATGGGAAACAGCTAATCCCGATGCTACGGCAGAACAAATCCAGCAGGCAATGGATGCCAACGGTGTCACGGCTGTTGATGTCGCAAAGGCCATTCCGACACCACTTGCCAATGCACCTGCAGATGTTGCCCAGGCACAAGCCGACTATGCCAAGTACCAAGCTGGTGTACAGCAATACAATGCTGTGACAAAAAACAATCCGCTGTGGAGCGATGCCAATACTGGGTTGATGATGAACCGTCTGGGGATTACTCCCGAGATGATGAACCAGTTCGGTGGAATTGATCTTGCGAAGGCTCAGGGCATACAAGATGCTGCCAAGATTGGACAAGCAGCCAATACCGTAAAGGGCAAGGTCACTGACGAGCAGGTCAAGATAGCGATAGCTGGAAATCCCAACATGACACCAGATCAGGTCTATGCTGCCATGCAGCTGTGGGGCGTGACTGCTGAGCAGTTTGCTCGTGTGATGGGTATACCTATTACCCAAGTTATCAAGGACACTGCTAACTCTATCCCTACTGGTGTGGCAGGCTATGAAAATGCCTTGAATAAGGGGGTGACAGATGCGACAGGTACATTACGCGCTGCCGAGATATCCTCACGATCAGACCTGACAGATGCACAGGCTAAGGTCGCCGACCTGTACGGTCTCAACATAACCGATATCCAAAATGCTGGAGATAAGGCTCGTACCGATATCCAGAATACATTCAAGACTGCTACAGACTACTACGCTCCCTACCAGCAGGCAGGGACTAACGCACTATCACTGCAGCAGGCTCTCTCTGGAGCCAGTGGGCAAGACGCATTCAATCAGGCATACCAAGAGTCACCCTACATAGCATTCTTGCGTGAACAGGGCATGAGAGCGAATCTAGCAGGCTCTGCGGCTACTGGCGGACTTGGCGGCGGAAACGTACAGAAAGAGTTGAATAGGTTTGGTCAGGGATTGGCCAGCCAGGGCTTACAGACCCAGATAGGCAACCTACAGAATCTATCCTCACAGGGATTGAATGCTGCGGGTGGTGCTGCTGCTATACAGCAGAGCATGGGTACTAATCTGGCCAATATTGGTACTGGTACTGCGCAGAATGTAGCAAGCCAGCGCGGAGCACTTGCAGGAGCTACTACTGGGTATGGCGTGAATATGGCTAACATAGGCCAGACTACAGGGACCAACGTGGCAAACCTACAGGCCCAGACTGCATTAGGAATTGGGAATAATCGGACTGCTGCAGGGAATGCAATTGCCAACAATCTGAATTCTGCTGCTATTAATCTTGGCAATCTGGCAAATCAGCAGGGGTCTACCCTTGCCACCCAGATTCAAAATCAGACTGCTGGTGTGCAGGGTATTAACTACGCAAATGCTAATAACCAACAAGGCTATACTGCTGGACTTGCTAATGCTCAGGTCAACGCTGTCAATGGACAGCAACTGGCACAAGCCCCTGCAATGAATTGGGGTACAGTATTAGGCGGTGCGCTGCAGACTGGTGGCAATGCTGCAACCCTGATGGATATGTACAACAAGAGCCAAGCTCCAAATATCCAATATCAATACGGGAATTCTCTAAATACAAATCTTCCTACCTACTTGAAAACTAATGTCGGTGGCGGATCAAGTTCGGCACTTGCTGGTTACGCTTAAATAAAACACTGTAGAGATTATAAAGATGGCTGTTTCATTCGGTGACGTATTAAGTGGTATCGGTGCTTCATTACAGGGCACTGGCCAAGAATATATGCAGAATCTCAATACTCGTGAGGTAAATTCTGCCAACCGTGACATTGCTATGCAGGACCGCACTATGGCTCTGCAGGACAGGGCTAAGGCCCAACAGGGTGCATTGGTCAAGGCAGTGCAGCAGGACGCAAATGCAGCACTACAGGCACTCGATCATGGCGATGTGCAGGGCGCACTGGCTATTGCACACGACCATATGGTCCATGCCCAAGGGATTCCAGGCTATGATCCGACTCGTGCTATGCACATTCTTGTACTACTGACTCAGGGTGATCCTGCATCAATTGCTGCTGCTCATGCAGAGTTGTTGGCTGCCAGTGGTTCTTCGTACTCTAGACCAGAGCCTATGAAGCTAGGGTCTGGCGATGTTGCAATTGATCCGACCACTGGGAAACAACTGTTTAATAATCCTGCCAAGCCGCCAGCAGAAGCTGCAGGGATTCAAGAATTGAAATGGAAGGCGGCACAGCTTGGTCTAAAAGATGGCACTCCAGAATACCGGGCATTTATACAGTCAAATGGTAGTATGCCATCATCCGATAATAGGAAAACATCTGTAGATCAAAACGGGGTGCTGAGATATATAGATAATGGCACTCCAGTATTCCCTAATGTTTCCAAGACTGAAATACCAAAAGTTCCAACGGAAGAACAGGGGAAGGTTGCTACCTTTGCGGCAAGGTCAAAGCAGGCGAATGATACCATTGATAAACTTGGCTCGCAGTTTGTAGGAGCATTTTCTACTGCCGGTCAGTTTCTTCCCAACATGATGAAAAGTGCGGATAGGCAATTGATAGAGCAGTCAAATAGAAACTTTATCAACGCAACACTGCGCAGGGAATCTGGAGCTGCAATATCTCCATCCGAATTTGATAGTGCCAATGCTCAATACTTGCCGCAGCCATTTGACAAGCCAGCAGTCTTGGCTGAAAAATCAAAAAACAGACAGCTTGTATTGGCTGGACTGATAGCAGAGGCTCCAGAACAATATCAAAAAGTAATGGAGCAGTACACCAAGTCTATCCCTGCTAAGTCCAGATTCTCCAATGTCCAAGAGGTGAAGCGGTAATGCCAACATATCAATTCACTGATTCATCTACCGGCAAGACATATCAGGTAGATGGAGACTCACCACCTACAGAAGATGAAATGCATGAGCTGGTTAGTGGGCTATCTAGTCCTGCCGGATTGGACAGTCAGCCTGCTGCGAGTTCTGCAGCTAACGCTGATGCTGGCCCTATGTCTATGTCAGATGTTGCAGAACAGGCTCTGGGAAATGCTCCAGCATCTGCGATGGAGTTTGGTAAGAGTATTGCGCAGGCTGCACTGCATCCAATTAACACGGCCACTACTGCTGTCAAGCTTGGTGGTGGTATTGTTGAATTGCTGCTTGATCCTGCACTGAGGGCAATCATTCCGGAAGGAAGCTGGATGTGGAATAAGAGCAACAATCCAGATCAGGCAGGTCCAGCACCAGCAGACTTGGCTCGCAGTGTTGGCAAGTTCTACGCACAAAAATACGGCAGTGTTGAGGATGCAAAGAGAGCAATTGCCAGTGATCCAGTTGGCGTACTGTCAGACATTTCATCAGTATTTGGTGTGGGAGAGGCTGCGATTCCTGGGAAGATAGGACAAATGGCTGGAGTTGCATCAAAGGTGACAAATCCAGTAAACATAGCTGCTCAGGCCGCTTATAAGACAGGATCATTAGGTGGGCAACTTGCTGGGTCAATAGCAGCAAAAATGCTCGGTGAATCTACTGGAGCTGGAAGTGCAGCTATAAAAGAAGCTGCTATATCGGGGGCTACAGGCGGAGCCAATGCTGACCAATTTTTGGAAAATCTACGTGGTAATGTTGATCCTGCCCAAGTAGTTACTATTGCTAAAGATAACCTTGCCAAAATGAGAGAGGCCAGGGGGCAGCAATATCGGTCAGGCATGGTTGATATTACAAATGATAAATCTATCCTTGATCTTGGTGATGTAGATTCATCAATCAATGCTGCGCAGGGAAGGGTCTCATTTAAGGGGCAGGTCAAAGATGCCAATGCTGCAGATGCACTTGGACAAGTTAAGAAAATGGTAGATGACTGGAAAGCTCTCGATCCTGCCCAATATCATACGCCAGAAGGATTGGACGCATTAAAGCAACAAATTGGATCAGTTTTGGAATCAATCCCATTTGAGCAAAGAAATACCAGAGCTGTTGTTGGTGATATATATAACACAGTAAAAAGCACAATATCTAAGCAAGCACCAACATATAGCAGGGTAATGTCTCAGTATGAAAGTGCCAGTAATACTCTAAAAGAAACAGAAAAGGCTTTGTCACTTGGAGATAAGGCATCAATTGATACTGCTTTGCGAAAACTGACATCTATCATGCGGAACAATGTTAATACTAACTTTGGGCAACGGGCTAAACTTGCTGAAAATATGCAGAAAGCTGGCGGCCAGACATTTGTACCGGGTCTTGCAGGTCAGGCTCTAAACTCATGGTCTCCCAGAGGGATTCAGGGCGGTATAGCAGGATTAACTGGTTTGGGTGCATTTTCTGTAGGTGGATTCCCGGCAGCCGTAGCAACTACAGCATTATCATCGCCAAGGCTTATGGGGGAGGCTGCTTACTACGCTGGTAAGGCTGGTGGTAAAATAAACTCTCTGGCTGGGATGACTCCTGAAATGTTAAAGAACATACAGATGTATAATACAATGCATCAAGTACAGAATGCTGGAAATCAACAGCAATGAGGATATAGGTAATGGCACGTTACGGTGACTTAGACAGCCAGTATTTTGACGATAGTGGCAACCCAGTAGTAAATGGTAAAATTTACTTTTACGAGACTGGCACGACTACGCCCAAAAATACCTATGCAGATATCAATTACACGATTGCTAACACCAACCCGGTAATCCTAACTGCTGCAGGTCGTCAGCCTAATATCTTCTTTGCTGGTGTGGCCAAAGCAATCCTGACTACAAATAGTGGTACTCAGATTCTAGTACGAGACCCTGTAGGAGTAACTACCAGCGCATTCGGTGATCCGTGGGTATCCTCCAAGACCTACGGGGCGAATGAGGTAGTGCAGGGCAGCAATGGCCAGTTCTACACATCTCTGGTCAGCAGCAACCTGAATAACAACCCTGTGACGAGTACAGGATCGTGGACATTCCTGTATTCGGTCGAATGGAGTGCAGGTACGACTTATACCGTAGGCTCTGTAGTCACATACCAGACCATTGTCTACCAGTCTATCTTGAGCGCAAATACTAACCAGAATCCATCGACTGCTACTACTTACTGGACTCCTATCCAGATGGTATGGATGGCCACACAGACCTACGCACTGAATGCCAATATTGTTGGGACCAACGGAGTTCTGTACACGAGTCTCCAGGCGGCTAACATCAACCATGAACCATCAGCTAATCCGGCATGGTGGGTAGGAACAAGTGCTGCTGCTGCGGCCTCTGCTACGGCTGCTGCTGCAAGTGCTACGGCTGCCAGTACCAGTGCAACTAATGCTGCTACAAGTGCTACCACGGCCACTACGCAGGCCACTAATGCTGCTACCAGTGCTACCGGTGCAGCTAGTTCAGCCACTGCTGCCAGCACATCAGCAACTAATGCAGCTACAAGTGCTACTACAGCATCCACCCAGGCAAGCAATGCTAGTACAAGTGCTACAGCTGCGGCTAGTTCTGCTACGTCAGCAGGGACCAGTGCCACCAACTCAGCTAATTCAGCTACTGCCGCATCAGGTTCAGCCACTACAGCATCCACACAGGCTACTAATGCTGCATCTAGTGCTACTACGGCATCTACGCAAGCTAGCAATGCTGCTACCAGTGCTACGTCAGCATCAGGTTCAGCGACTACGGCGACTACTCAGGCAGGGATTGCCACTACTCAGGCCAGCAATGCTAGTACAAGTGCCACATCAGCAGGGACCAGTGCTACCAACGCAGCAACATCAGCAACCAATGCGGCTACAAGTGCTACGTCATCATTAAGCTACTTAAACACATTTAAAGGCCAATACTACGGAGCATTGGCGACAGACCCAACACTTGATCCTCTCGGTGCTGCAATGACTGCAGGTGACCTGTATTGGAATACCACATCTAGCGAGATGCGAGTTTATTCTGGCTCGGTATGGGCTGCTGCATATTTACCAACATCTGGATATGCAACTTCTGGTGCAAACTCAAATATCACAAGTCTTTCAGGTCTAACGACTCCACTAAGTGTCGCTCAAGGCGGTACTGGTGCGGCTACGCTAACTGCTAACTACGTTTTACTTGGGAATAGTACTAGCGCACTACAAATGATTGCGCCTAGCACATCAGGAAATATATTAACCAGCAATGGAACATCTTGGGTATCACAAGCATCAGCCGCACCAGTAGTAGCAGCCGGAGCAATCATATACACAGCACTTAACTTTGGAGGATTTTAATCATGGCAGTCACAGCAACCCCGATCTTCGCACAAACACCTTACGCCAAATCACTTACGATGGTCGCTCAGACAGCGTGTACGACTCGTGCGCCTACCGCTACAGCGTCACTGGCTGGAGCTAACATCACAGCCTTTGTGCCAGTGTCTACTAACGGACTGAGGATTGACTCAATCCAAGTCAATGCTTGTGGAACTGGCATAAGCACAGTTAACGCAGCGCAAGTTGTTGGTATCTGGATGTGGGATGGTACTACTGCTTTCTTGATACAAGAGATATTAGTTTCGGCAGTGACTCCAAGTACAACAGCAGTAGCGTTCACCACAACCTATACTTTCCCGATTCCACTAAATCTTCCTGCTGCCTTTGCTTTATACGCAAGCACTACAGTAACAACCACTGCTGCTGGTACAGCATTGATGGTCACTGCATATGGTGGAGCGTACTAATATGCCAAAGACTCCTAGTGCTTTTGGGTATAGTGGAATATCTCAACCGGCAAGCAGTAAATTATGCAGCCTTACCGCAGTTGCGTCTGGCTCACTAACCATTGGTCTTAGTAGTATTGCGCTTGATTTTAGAGCATCAAGTTTAACTAGCGGTATAATTAACACAATTACAGCTTCGCCTAGCAATATTATTGTTCCGTCAGGAGCAAAGCTAGGCACATTAGCTGGTTTGTCTGCAAGGATTATTGTTGGCGTAATGAATAATGCAGGAACTGCTGAATTATTTGTAATTAATGCAAATGGCGGTCTTGCGGTTGATTTATCCGAATCTGGTTTTATCTCCACCACAATACTTAACACTTCGTCTAATTCAAGCACTGTGGCGTACTCAACTACCGCTAGAACAAATCTGCCATACCGTTTAGTTGGTTTTATTGTTGTTATGCAGGCAACCGCTGGAACTTGGATAACCGCACCTACTACCGTTCAGGGATACGGAGGTCAAGTTGTTGAGCAGACAAAGTATACTGATTCGGCAAAACTTGGCTCAAAATGGATAGGCAGAGTTGCTGGTACTGGTGAGTCGTGGCAAGGGATAGCTTGGAATGGAACATTATTTGCTGCCGTTAACTATGGCAGTGGTACTGTTTTAACATCGCCAGATGGAATAACGTGGACATCTAGAACTGCGGCAAATTCCAATGCGTATATGGCAATTGCTTGGAACGGAACATTATTTGCAGCAGTAGCACAAAATGGGACGGGCAATAGGGTAATGACATCGCCCGATGGAATAACATGGACTGCTAGGACAAGTTCTGTAGATAACAACTGGCAATCTATTGCTTGGGGCAATGGATTATTTGTAGCTGTGGCATCCACTGGGACGGGCGATAGGGTAATGACATCACCAGACGGTATTACTTGGACAACTCAGGTAAGTGCTGCTGATAATGCTTGGCAAGCTATCGCTTGGAATGGAACTGTTTTTGCAGCAGTGGCTAATTCTGGATCTCCAAGAGGAATGTATAGTTCTGACGGTATTACTTGGACATCTACCTCTACTGGTGTCAATAACAGTTGGGAAAGTATTGCTTGGGGCAATGGATTATTTGTAGCTGTGGCATCCACTGGTGGGTATGTAATAACGAGTCCTGACGGTATTACTTGGACAGGTTACTCAAATACAGGTGCTAGAGATTGGTACGCTATCGCTTGGAATGGAACTGTATTTGCAGCAGTGGCTGGCTCACCTAATGCTATTGGCAGCATGGTAATGACAAGCCCAAATGGATCATCATGGGCTGATATTCCAGGCAATGGTTATAATATTGGCGCAAGAGCTATCGCTTGGAACGGAACTGTGTTTGCCGCTATCGGCAGCACCATAACTAGCTCAGTGCAAGTCATTACATCAGCATAGGAGAACACAATGGATAACGCATGGGTGCACAACGGGTTGCCACCACCGGCAAACCCAATCGTCCACACGGAAGATGAATTATTTGGTATTGCAAAATCTCTTTTTATTTCTAGAGTTGACACTGACACCGACAGACTAATTCAATCAGTAATTGGTGGGCGTGGATCAGAGTACGAACTTGCAGAGAAAGAAGCTACTTCGTTTAAATCTGCTGGCTACACAGGAACAGCACCAAGTAGCGTAACCGCATGGGCTACTGCAAAAGGATGGACAACCGCCCAGTCTGCGGACAGTATCATTAGTGCGGCTACTAATTGGCGTACCGCACAGGCTAGATTGAGGTCTGCTAGACTACATTCTAAAGAACTGGCAAGGCTGGCTGCTGATGGTGTTGAACTGGATGCGGTAAAAGCAGGGTGGGGTATATTATTTGACGGAATTAAAGAAAGTCTAAACGTGTAATGACACAAGGAATAGAAATGGATTACCAACCAGCTTTTAATCTAGCACTTGGAGCAGCAGCGTTTTGTGGAATATTAGCTGTCATGGGATCATGGCAATAGACAAGGAAACATCAACAGCAACAATTAACCCATGTAGTTGAGTAGGAACGAGAAATGGATATGCAAATCTTATTTAACATCGCAGTCGGTATTGCAGCATTCTTCGGGGGCTGGATATTGAATAGGATTTATACGGCCATCGACAGGCTTGATAATGATGTCAGAAACTTGCCGAAAGACTACGTGAGTAAGGACGACTATAGAATAGATATCCAAGACATGAATAAGAAGCTGGATAAAATCTTTGATCTGCTGCAAACCAAGGTGGATAAGTAGAAATTATGAGATTATTTATTCTGTTGATGATGGTATCACTTTCAGTTCAGGCTGAGTCTAACTCAGCAAGATATCAGGTGTGTACTGGTGAGTTTGCATTCTGTGGTGCTTCCTCTGCACTTCCTACTGGCAAGACAATTACAGTAAATACTCCAACAGGCACAGCTCAGTTTAATGAGGCTGTAGCGCAGTGTCCTGTGATGAATGGCCCTGCCATTGCTGATGTTCTTGGTGGCAATATGAAAGGAAGCTGTGAGGCATCATCACAGAACCATGTATGGAGTTTGTTTGCTACGTATTCGCAAGTTCCAGCACAGTGGGCTACTCCGGCCTGGTCAGTTACTTCCGTAACTCCAAGAATTTATATCTCAGGATCGGATTCTAATTTTAGCCAGATGTTCAGCTTTGATTGTGTGAAAACACGAAAAGTTAACAACGTACAGATAGCAGATTGTTTCGGCCCCATCAACGAAGGTCTGAGGGGTGATCCAGTTCCTGCCGGCACTCAGATGCTGACTGAAGCTCCTGTTGGTTCGATTCTTCCTGTATCAGGCCCACTCCCATGATTCTTGAATCTACGCTCGGTGCTGTTGTCGGTGGAGCTTTCAGAATAATTCCTGAAATAATGAAGACCTTTGACCGTAAAAATGAGCGTAGTCACGAGCTGTCCATGCTAGAAGCTGAGATGAAATTCTCGGTGCTGAAATCAGAGCATGAGATGAAAATGACCGAGGCATCAATGGCCATCACTGAGTTGGGTGCGGTGACTCAGGCTGTAACTGAACAGGGATCGACAGCCAGGGCTGCTGGATCGTTTGTTGCAGGCATATCGGCACTTGTAAGACCTATGGTGACGTATTGGTTTGTTGTGATGTACTCGTCAGTGAAGATCGTGGGAATACAACTGGCAATCATGGCCGGTGGTGACTGGAGAGAGGTACTGATCAAGAGTTGGACCATTGATGATATGTCTATGCTGACAATGATTTTGACCTTTTGGTTTATCGGAAGAATCTACGAAAGGCAGAGAAGTGCATGATATGCAACGCGAGGCGATCCGCATTGCTGCATCGATATGCAAATCGTTTGAGGGATTTAAATCAATACCGTATCTATGTCAAGCAGGTGTACCAACAATAGGGTACGGCAGTACGTTTTATCCTGGCAGGATCAAAGTCACGCTACAGGATCAATCCATATCAGCAGAGCAGGCCGAACAAATTCTCATGTACGTTTTGTCGATGTATGCACAAAACGTGTCGAAATTATCGCCAATACTAAATGAGAATGAATCGCATCTTGGTGCTGTCATCTCGTTTGTTTATAACCTTGGCGTGGCGCGTTATAGGGCATCGACATTCCGAACACGGATCGATAGCGGGGACTGTGCTGGAGCTAGGGTGGAGATCGTAAAATGGACCAGATGCGGCGGGAGAGTTCTCCAGGGGCTTGTGAGAAGAAGGCAGGCCGAGGCCAAGTTTCTCGTTTAAATCATTAAATGTGTGTTATTTACAAATATAAATCTTTACAGGCGTAAATGACTGCCGTAATATGCGCTCCACCTACTGAGGAGGAGGTATATTATGTCAGCATCAACAATCTGGTCTACATTGTCAAAGATTGACGTATCCGAACACGTTGAAAAGAAAAACAATCTTACGTATTTATCCTGGGCTTGGGCATGGGGTACGTTGATGAAACACTACCCTGACACAGGGTACTCTTTCACTGACAGAAACTTTCCTGATGGCACTATGGAAATTACCTGTGCAGTGACTATTCTGGTGACAAGTTCATCATTGCCAGTCACACGGACAATGTGGCTTCCAGTGATGAATCATAAAAATCAGGCAATTGCTAATCCTGACGCATTCCAAATCAACACAGCAAAAATGCGCTGTCTCACCAAATGTTTCGCAATGTTTGGTCTGGGTCATTACATCTATGCAGGTGAGGATTTGCCGGAAGCCGAGCAGGAAAAATTGAATTTGCCAGTGACTGAAGATCAGTATGTTCACATCAGCGATCTGTTGTCAGAGACTGATAGTAATCTGGGACAGTTCTGCAAGCATTTCAAAATCAATGATGTATTTGAGCTGAAGCAATCAGACTACGCAAAAGCTAAAATTCTGCTTGAAGCCAAACTTGCGAACAAGGTGGAGTCGAAATGAGAATAATCCCATTTGAACAGAGATCACCAGAATGGTTTGCTGCAAGGTTGGGCATTCCTACGGCCAGTAATTTTGCCAAACTGATCGCATCTACGGGTAAACCGTCCACATCTGCTGATGGCTACATCAATGAGCTAATAGCGGAGCGTATCACTGGGATACGCCAGGAGATAAAAGTCTCCGAGGCTATGCAGCGTGGTACTGATATGGAACCAGAGGCCAGATCATTCTTTGAGCTTGTGACTGGCTACCAGGTTATCGATGCGCCATTGTGCTTGCACGACACTTTGGACGCTGGGGCTAGTCCAGATGGATTCATCATGCATAGTCAAATATTGGAGATTAAGTGCCCATCTGCACACACTCACGTTGAATATTTGCGAGGCGGAAAGTTGCCAGCAAAATACATTCCGCAGGTCCAGGGACAGCTATGGATCACTGGCAGAGAATCCTGCCATTTTCTATCATATCATCCCGACTTCAAACCTTTACTTGTAGTTGTGGACCGTGATGAGGAATTCATTAAAAAAATGGAAATCGAAGTGATGGATGCATTAGATAGAATCAACAAGTTGAGCAAGGAGTTTTTGAAATGATGGAGGTAGCTTATCGGGAGTTGTACGGCAGGGAATATTCCACAGCATCGGAGTTTGAGAGGGTGATGTGGGCTGACGCATGGAATGCAGCATTAGCTTGTATTTATAAACATTGTAAATTAATTAAATATATCGGAGATTGAAATGGCGTATGACACGACAAACAGCGGAGCAATGTGGGGGAATAAAGTCTTTCTCACAAATCCAAAGGCTCCAAAATGGACTGGCAAAATCAATGTTGATGGTATTGATTACAATATATCTGCATGGCCAGGTGATAAAGAAAAGAATCCAAATGCTCCATCACTGAGTTTGAGGATTCAAAAAATACAAGAGAAGCCGGTCCCAGCAGTTCCATTTAAAGGAGAGAAATTTGCAGATGACGACCTTCCGTTCTGATAATTATCATTTTGGCAAAGGCTTTAAACAGTGGATCACTGACAGCGGTTTTAAACAGCGATTCATTGCCCAAAAGTTAGGCGTATCGCCACAGATGTTGTGCCAGTGGTGTAAAAGCCGAGACATTCGGCTGAGTACAGCAATAAAAATCTGTGAGGGTACGGGGCTATCACTTATGAAATTGCAGGAGATAAGCTGTGGAATACTGGGTAGTGAACAGCCAGCACACGAAGGCTGAGTTTTTTAAGCACGTAGAAAATTTATTTGATAAGAACCATTATCTGAATTTTACCTGGACTACCGGAAAACAGAGGACGACAAAGCAAAATAGTTCTTTGCATCTCTGGTTGAACAGACTGGCAACTGCTCTGAATGATGCCGGTTTTGATATGAAAAAAGTATTGAAACCATCAGTAGATATCCCTTGGACAAAAGACAGTGCCAAGGAGTATTTGTGGAGACCTATCCAAATTGCAATCTGCGGAGAGGAATCTACAACAGAGGCAGAGAAGATCGACTACGTAAAAACCTATGAAACGCTGAATCGTCATTTATCAATGAAGTTTGGAGTATCTATCGAATGGCCCAGCAGTGAAGACAAGACGCTGCAGCGTATGTAGGTTGAAAGTGCCAACGGGGAGTGCTGTTATAGGCTCCCTTAAGGCTTTCTGCTCGATGGAACATCTGATCGAATACTCTAGGTCAGATGCTGGGAAGAAGACTGTTAGGAAGGCTGTGCAGCGCACAGTAAGGGCAGAAAAGAAGTTGGCAGTTGAGAAGCTGAAGACTCGCAGCGATTACACAAAGGAAGCCCAGACCGCATTCAATGCATACGTCAGAGAGCGCGATAATGGCAAGCAGTGTATCTCATGTGAGACATATCTGAATCAGACTGGCGCAATCGGTGGTAGTTATGATTGTGGGCATTATCGGTCTGTTGGTTCAGCACCACATCTGCGATTCGACTTGCATAACGCTCATGGCCAGTGCAAGAAATGTAATAAATATAAGTCTGGCAATGTTGCTGACTACCGAGTGAAGTTGCTACGTAAGATCGGTGGAGCCAGGTTAGAGGCTCTGGAGTGCGATCAGATGCCGAGGAAATACAAAGTGTCAGACTTGCAGAGAATTAAAACAATATTCACAACAAAATTGAAAAGGTTGAAATATAAAAATGGACAATCTTAAATTGAAGGACTGCCCAAAATGTGGGCGTAAAGCTGTAGAGGTGCTGAATTACGAGACACGAGAACGTAAAGGCTGGTTTTGTCTCAATCCTGAATGCAAAGGCTTCGAAGAAGCGATACATAGAGAGAGGGTGATCAATGGAAATTCGACAAGTAAAAAGTGATTGGTTTATGTTGGTGAGCGAGGCAGATGACCAGGTTACGCTGACATTCTTCGGCTACAGCAAGGCCGAGGTGATTGGAAAGTTTCGCAAATGGGTAAGAGCATATGACATGATAAAACTGAGGAGTATGGGCCGATGAAAAAGTTAATAGCAGCAGTAGAATTTATGTTTGCAACTTCATTTGTACTGCTAGTTTTGTATGCTGCGATTATTTTTATTTTTACTGTGTGAGGATTTATGCGAGGTAGAGCTGCTGTATTTGTATGCAAGAAGTGCGGAGAGGATGACCGCAGCATGAGACATCATAAATCAATGTACTGCGTGATATGCCATGACAATGCGATGAAGCAGGAGCGCATCGATTTCCAAACGTCGAGGATAAGGAGCCGAGGCGAGAAGCACTGGGATATGATGTTGGCAGCAAAGTGGTTAGCGGTGCAGCTATAAAAAAACCCCTAGGCTTTTGGCTTCGGGGCTTGATTTGCTACCGGAGGAGGTTTAGCATCATAAATGTCGGTGGGTTTGCGAAGCCCTTTAGACCGATCCAGACTTGGAGAGAAAGAAATCGACCTGCCCGACAGCGGCAATTATCGTAAATCTTTCCCTTCATAGCAACACTAAGTTGCAGTCTGAATCGTCTAAAAGCGTCCAATACTGTCCAATACCGGCCAGGTGTGTAGCAATCACTGACCTGTAAACTCATGTGCTGAAACCAGGAGTCATATCCTCAGCGTAAGGGATGCCAACTCAGAGCTGATCTGGGGATGCCAATCGAGGCTTAAATCGTGAAGTCACCAGACTTTAAATGGAATAATAGATGAGCCACAGGAGTGGTGGGACTGTCTAATCGAGTGTTACGGTATAAGTCGATTAGAGTAAACCGGGTAAAGTGGGCACAGGAGTGGGATTGACACTCTGTGGTAGATGCATGACCAGCAGCCTAGAGGCGATGGTTCCGGCAATTTGGCTCATATAGGCAAGTAACACAGGATTAAACCAGTGGTGTCCCCTAACCACTTATTGCCTACTGTTGCCTGAAAAAAGTGATACAAGTACAAACTCATTAAAAAAAGACAGAATTTGTTCCTACGATTTACGGGAGATATATGGCATGGTTGATAAGCAAAGCACTTTACGAGAAATGGCACTCTTCGCTGGAGCTGGAGGAGGAATTCTTGGAGGACACCTGCTCGGATGGAAAACAGTCTGTGCAGTCGAATGGGATAACTACGCAGCTTGCGTACTTGCCGCCCGACAAAATGACGGCATTCTCCCGCCTTTCCCGATTTGGGATGACGTTCAAACCTTTGACGGTAAAAAGTGGAGAGGACTTGTTGATGTGGTTTCGGGAGGATTTCCTTGTCAGGACATATCCTCAGCAGGAAGGGGAGCAGGAATCACAGGAAGTAAATCCAGTATGTGGAAACACATGGCACGAATTATCGATGAAGTACGACCTAGATTCGCATTCGTGGAGAACTCACCTTTGCTTGTGGGACGAGGAGCTGCAATGGTCATCGGTGATCTTGCCGAAATGGGGTATGACTGTCAGTGGTGCATTGTTTCAGCACAAGACGTTGGTGCGCCCCATCAACGGGACAGGTTTTGGCTTGTCGCCAAACGGAGTGGACACATTTCACACACCGAACACGACGGGTCTGGATGGCGGCAGCAACAGCCGCGCAGCATTACAAAAACGCAGAAAGGACGGGTTCCCGAATCTGGAAACGATGGTGGAACGAGCCACTTGGCCTACACCGACAGCACACAATGCGAAGGAAGCGGCATATCCAGCGGAATTCCTCCGCAAAACTCCAACATTGGCGGCTACGGTAGCAATGCGGAAGTTTCCGACACCGCAAGCATCCGACAATCGGGACAGGGGGAATATGAGCAACCCTTCAATACAGCGGAGAGTTGCAATGGGCAAACAAATAATGCTCAGTCAATCGGTAGACAGCAATTCTGGGCAATTGAACCCGATGTGGGTCGAGTGGCTCATGGGGTGGCCTGTAGGGTGGACAGACTTAAAGCTATTGGAAATGGACAAGTTTCAGCAGTGGCAGCAACAGCATGGAGGATTTTAAATGGAACTTAGACCGCACCAGCAACTGGCAATCGAGCAGATAAGAAACTCCCTGGCCACTGGTCACAGACGACCACTACTGGCTGCACCATGCAGTTTTGGCAAGACATTGACTGCTGCATACATCCTGCAAAATGCTGCTGAGAAAGGAAAAAGGGCATTCTTTTTTGCTGACCGCATCAAGCTGATCTCGCAGACCTGTGAGCAGTTCGATAGGCTCGGCATGAAGTACGGCGTGATGCAAGGTGATCACGAAATGTCGGACTCATCACAGCCAATTCAAATCGCCAGTGTACAGACAATTGCCAGACGAAAAATAAAGCCAGTATTTGATATTGCAATCGTGGACGAATGTCATATTACGGCCGAAGTCATTAAACAATTGATGGAAAGGTTTGATGCTGTGCCATTTATAGGGCTATCTGCGACACCATATGCAAAAGGGCTAGGTAAATACTATGATGACTTGCTGGTCCCAATAACGGCCCAGGAGCTGCTCAAACAAGGCTATCTAGCACCTGTTCACTACTACGGCGGTGCTCATATCAACACAAAGGGCATCAAGGCCAAGCAATTGTCCACTGGTGGCTCCGACTATGATCCGCTGGAAATTGCTACAGCGACAGAAAAACAGCAGGAAATTCTCACTGGCGACATAGTAAAAAACTGGATGCTACACGGCGAGAATTCACAGACGATTGCATTCAGCCCATCAATCAAGCACAGCAAGTATATGGTGGATATGTTTAATCAGGCCGGAGTGCCAGCTTGTCATATCGATGGGTATACGGATGAAAGGGTAAGGCAATCGCTATATAAAAAACACAGTGAGGGCGAGTTCAAAATCTTATCGTGCAGCAGGCTACTGAATACTGGCTATGACGCACCTTCCGTCCGATGCCTGATTGATTGTTTCCCCACTAGATCATTGATTGCATTCCAGCAACGGGCTGGTCGAATCATGCGCATCCATCCTGGCAAAGAGTATGCAATATATCTGGATCACGCGAGTAACGTACAACGATTCGGATTTGCCGAGAACATGGTTCCAGATGTCCTAGATGATGGCGAGAAAGCATTTACAGAAAAAGACCAGATCAAAGAAGTAAAAGAGAAAAAGCAAAGCAACTGCCCAGCCTGCTCAAAAATTATGATTGGCATTCGATGCTCGTGTGGGTACGAAATCCCGATTAGGGAAAGGCTAGAAACAGACTCCTCAACGCTCGTACAGCTCTCAGGAGCAAAGAATCCGACCACGGCTGATAAGTCCATATTCTACTCTGGTCTGCTGTCCTACGGCCGTGACAAGGGCTATTCGGACGGCTGGGCAGCACATCAATATAAAACCAAATTTGGTGTGTGGCCGAGGATGCTGGACATCAGGCTCACAAAAGCAATTCCGACATCGGTCACGGGCTGGATACAGCACCAGCAGATAAAGTGGAGAGCTGGACAAGCAAAACAACATTCATATTAGATGCACAATATAATCATTAAAAGGCTTTACATGAGTAAATGTATCACTTAATATCACTCCCATACCGAGGCACACCCGCCGAGGACACTGGAGACATAAAATGATTGAAGTTACTTACAGCACATATTCCTCAGTTCTTAATCGCCATTTTGTTGATGTAAAGACTGTAAAAACGATGGCTGACTTTAGATTGTTTGCTACGGCACTTTTTCATGGAAACTGGTCAATAATCAGCGAGGTGGCAGTATGAAAACCATTAAATTTGGTAAGACCGAATTCAGTACCCTATCGGGAGAGTATGTATATCTGATGGATTCTATCATGGGCGAGAAGTGCCTTTGCTTTTCCGCAGAGGAGCTTCGCACAGTATTAAATATGATGGAGTCTAGGGCAGCAGAACGGGCTGCACAGGAGGTCGAAGCATGAAAAGCAGGATTTTCGACTACTTTTTGCTTGTTGCAGTATTTCTCTCACTGGGCTATGCACTGGCAGTAGGAGCTTTACTATGAACAAATCGGTTCTCAAAATACTAATATCGAATATGGACCAGGTGATCCAAGTCTGGGGCGGACACGAGTCTGAGTCGGAATTCCAGCCAACAGATGCTATTTTGGACCTAGTATGGGCTGAGATGGCCAAGGATGGAGACTTTCACTGGGATACAATAAACGGGGATGCTCGGTTTGCTGAGCTGGTCCTGGAAGTGGCGAAAGGCGTGACTGGGGCAGACAGTGCTCTACAGCGGTATGTCGTCGCACAATACCGTAATGCTGCTGAAATGGAATGCTATGAGCTAGAACCTGATGTCTGGGCAGCATTCAACGATAATGATGAAGGCGATGAATATGAGTTATGAATCTGCTAAAGATATGCAGGTTGGTGGTGACCACTACAAGCACATGAAGATTCAGCCAATGGAATACTCGATGGCTAACAATCTCAATGCCTGCCAGCACACTGCTATTAAATATATTACGCGATATAAAACAAAGGGCGGTAAAATGGACTTGGAAAAGGCCATACACTGCATACAGTTACTAATCGAAATGGAATACTCAGCATAACTAGGAGTCATCATGCAATCAGCGTGGGAATGGAGAAAAGTGCCAGTTGAATTGGCAGATCGATTACCTACACCAGAACAAAAACAAATATTTGGCATGATGCAGTCAGGGATGACGCAACCGCAAATGGCTAGTGAGCGAGGGATTTCACTCAGGAATACAGTGAGTGCTATATCGAGGATAAAAAAGAATCTTCGCGCAGCAGGATACGATCCAGAAAATCACATGACACTGGTAAGCCCAGAGCCACAAGCTATCAAGGGCAGGACCGCCCTAGTCAAGGTACAAGCAGACGGTACAGAGACCGTGGCGATGTACTGGAACAAAACAGAAAAGTCTCGACAGGAGACTGGACTGGAAATGCTGGCAGATAAACTTGCCGCCCAAATTGCTCCCTACAAACCATCGAAACTAATCAAAAATAAACACATCACAGAACTAATGGCGGCAGTATTCATCGGGGATGCACACATAGGGATGTACGCATATCAGCCCGAGACCCGGCATTCGGATTTCAATGTTGATCTAGCAACTGCACAACTGCGTGAGGCCATCGACAATTTGATCGATAGATCACCAGCGTGTGAGATAGGGCTGCTGGTAGATGTTGGGGATTTTATGCACGCTGACACTAGCCATAATAAAACATTTTCTGGTACGGACCTAGATGTAGACACTCGGTACGAACGCATACTAGACATGGCTGCACTCGTAATGCGATATGCAATCGACAGGATGCTGAGTAAATTCAAACGAGTAATTGTGGTAGTGGTCAAAGGGAACCATAATCCAAATGCAGCAGTTGCTGTACAGAAAATCATCAGTGCATTCTATCATGCTGATAATCGCGTAGAAATATTGCGCACAGCATCCTATTTCCATTACATAGAATGGGGCAAATGGCTGATTGGATTTAATCACGGAGACAAGATCAAGGCTCAGAAACTGCCAGGCATCATGGCACGAGATCAGTCTGAGGCGTGGGGCAGGACGACAAGCAGGATGTGGGCACTCGGACACTTTCACCACCAGAATGTGCTTGAGCTGGATGGATGTGTAGTACAGAAGTTCGCAGCATTACCACCACCGGATGGCTGGCACTCTAGCATGGGATACAGCAGCGGCCAGGCAATGCAAATGATCGTGTTCAAAAAAACTGGCGGGAAACACTCGACACTGATCTATGAATTGGACCGGCAAATGCAGCAGCCAGACTTGAGGATAAAATAGTGATGTGGTGTGCGCGGATGTTAGTCAAGGCTCCGATTGCCTATGGGCTATGCATGAGCCAAGAAATGTTCGACGACATCCTTGACCAGATGGAGATGGTCAGCGAGCCGTATATCGAAAAAGAGAATTTTGCACAGGTACATTTCATCAGAGGAAAGGTGAGGACAAGGATCGTGGTCTGTATCCGTAAGACCAGAAAATCAAGAGAGTTTATTCATGCTGCACTGGTACATGAAGCTGTCCATGTCTGGCAAGAGTTCAAGAGATTTTTGGGTGAGGAAAAGACGGGTGACGAACAAGAGGCGTATTGCATAGAAACTATCAGCTATAACCTAATGCGATCATACAAAAAGCAGGTGGGTAAATGATTGGATGGATTGCTTTCGTAATCAATACGGCAGGGCTTGTCTTGCTGGGCTACAAGTTCCGCATAGGCTGGATATTCGGCATTACAGCAGAATGCTTGTGGATATGGGTAGCAACAGAACGAGAGATACCATCACTGGCGTGTATGAGCTTGACGTATATTGTGATGGCAATAGTTAACTGTCGAAAATGGGGGGTAGCATAATGTCAGACTGGATGAAAACAACATGGTTCATAGAATCCGACTCTTATCGGAGGGTGTGTCCAATATCGGAATCAGATTTACAGGCACAGATAGATCGCTATCTTGCTAGTGGAAAAAAAATAGAGCAGGTGGCTATAGGGGACAGCACATATGATCAGGTTTCATATACAACAGCTTTCAAAGTCACATCGGCAAAGGAGTGCGAGAGGAAAAGAATAAAAAATGATAAGATGGCATCCAGGGCAGCGGCAAAGTAATAATTCTGATATAATTCAACATCATCCGATAGGAGACATAATATGCCAATGAAAAAAGGTTCCAGCCAGAAGACCATCAGCAAGAACATTGCAACTGAGATGAAGGCTGGCTATCCGCAGAAGCAGGCGGTAGCGATGTCGCTGGCCAAGGCAGGCAAGACTAAAGCCAAGGCCAAGATGAAAGGCACTATCGAATGATAGGCAGACCAACGCTATACACTCCAGAGCTGCTAGAGAAGGCACAAGCCTACATAGGTGGCGATTACGATTGTATATACAAGCATGGAATTCCATCGCATATGGGTATATGCGAGGCTTTACGCATTAATAAAACGACACTGTATCGATGGGCTTCTGAAGAAGGCAAGGAGGAATTTAAGGAGATATTAGCTGAATGTCTTGCAATCCAGCATAACCTGTTGATCGGTAAGGGCTTGAGTGGTGACTTCAACGCAGCAATTACCAAGTTGGTATTAGGCAAGCATGGCTACCACGACAAGGTGGACCAAGCCGTTACAGGTGCTGACGGCGGTCCAGTGAAGGCAGACATGACTTGGACCATCAAGGTAGTCGGGTGATGGACCATGCCGTGGCAATCATCCTGATCTGCTACTTTGCTTGCCTGATACTTCAGTCTATCAGGGATAAGTAATGCCTGAGATGCAGATCCCCAGACGGTTGCTGCCACTGGTCCAGATACCTAAGCGGTTCAAGATCGTGATAGGTGGAAGGGGATCAGGCAAGTCTGTCTCCGTGGGTGACATCTGTCTTATGGATGCTATGTCTAAAGGCATCAAAACTGGCTGCTTCCGTGAGTACCAGGTCAGCATGGATGACTCTGTGCTCTCCCTACTAGCGGGTGAGATAGAACGTCTGGGGCTGCAAGGCTTTAACTGCCAGTCTAATGCGATCCAGTACAATGATGAAGATGCATTTAAATTCCGGGGGCTGGCTAGGAATGCCGAAGGAATTAAATCAATGTATGGATTTAATCGATTTTGGGTAGAGGAAGCCCAGACGATTTCATTCGACTCACTGAAGGCTCTGACACCAACGCTACGTGAGGAAGGCTCAGAGATATGGATGACCGGCAATCCAAGACATTCGGCAGACGCATTCAGCCAACGCTTTATCAAACCCTATGAGAAACAGCTTCGCAGGGATCGCTATTACGAGGACGATCTGCATCTGATCATCTGGGCTAACCATAATGACAATCCTTTTTTTCCTGAAGTGCTCAAGGGCGAGATGGCTCATGACAAGGGCAGTATGTCTCCGGCACTGTACCGGCATATCTGGGAGGGTGAGTATTACGACGAGGTAGAAGACTCAATCATTCCAGTGGAGTGGTTTGACGCTGCTATCGATGCCCATATCAAGATCGGCTTCAAGCCGGAGGGAGCAATCATCTGCAGCCACGACCCTAGTGACGAGGGTGGTGACAGCAAGGGTCTGGTGATACGCAAGGGGTCGGTAATACTTGATGTCCAGGAGAAAACTACGGGTGATAGTGCAGATGGCATTGCCTGGGCATTGGCTGAGTGCCGTAAAGCTTGCTCAGATTGGTTTGTCTGGGACTGTGATGGGCTTGGCATTGCGCTAAAGCGGCAGGTCGAGAAAGAGCTGGAAGATTCCAGAATACAGTGGTGGATGTTCAGGGGTAGTGAGACTCCAGACGATCCAGAGGCAGCATACGCAAGCAGCGTACATCAGCAGAACAAGACAAATCGGGACACGTTCTTGAATAAGAGGGCGCAGTATTGGTGGAAGCTACGGGACCGCTTTGAGGCTACCTTCCGAGCTATCACGCAAAAGGCATATATCAATCCTGACGAGATGATCAGCCTGTCGTCCAGTATTTCATGTATCGATCAGCTTCGTTCAGAGGTATGTAGGATTCCACTAAAACGTAATAATAATGGTAAGATACAGATTATGAGCAAGGTGGAAATGGCCAAAAAGCCATACGAGCTACCCTCTCCGAACATGGGTGACAGCCTGATGATGTCTATGTTCAGTCCTAAAGTTAAAGCGGCTCAGGCGCAGTCTATCAATTTTGCAGGGTGGGGCAATGTCAACTGATCAAATTAAGTACGAGGGTGGCAGTGAAACCGACTCCGATCCCACCGATACAGGTACGCTGTCGGACGCAGCCAGCCAGGTTAAAGGCAAGCTGAAGAAGGCCAAGCTGGATGACGAGGCCCAAGACACCGAGTACATGGGCATTGAGTTCGAGGAGCACAACACGATCCTCAACCTGCTCAAGTCAGCACAGCTTGCCGACCACGACAACAGGACAGCGGCACGAGAGGCCCATCTGTTTGTTGATAAGCGGGATGGCCAGTGGGAGCCTTACTGGTGGACCAACAACGTCAACCGTCCTCGATATACTTTTGATATGTGCAATCCGATCATTGACCAGATCACTGGCGAGATTCAGCAGGCAGACTTCGACGTAAAGGTCTCACCAGCCGGTGGCAACGCTAACAAGAAAATAGCTGCAACTATTGATGGAATCATCCGTAACATTGAGAACATTTCCAATGCTGGTAACGTGTATGCGGCATCTGCAAGGTCTATGGTGACTTGCGGCTTTGATGCCTGGCGTGTCAGCACCAAGTTCGTGGACGACAATTCATTCGACCAAGACCTAGTAGTTGAGCCAATCAGCAACGTAGTAGACCGTGTGTGGTTCGATCCGTCTGCAGAGCTGGAGACCAAGTCAGACTCTCGGTATTGCTTCGTATTGCACCCCATTGCTGCTGAGGAATACAAGGCGCGCTGGCCAGAACGTGCTGGGCTGTCAGTGCCAACAGACAGAGATGGGAATGCCTATTATGACAGGGCAGAGACTATCTGCGTGGGTGAGATACTCTACGCAGAGCTGGAGGACCGTACTTTGGTGCTGATGTCCAACGGCAAGGTCTATGAGGATGACGAAGACTATGAGGCTCTGAAGGATGAGCTGCTGGCTCTGGGTATTAAGGAAGTTCGCAGGCGTGTGAGAAAAGACCGAAAGATTATCTCACGGCTGTTTGATGCAGATGACTGGCTCGAAGATGGTAGGGATACCGTGTTCAGCTCGATCCCTGTCGTCCCCGTCTATGGCAACTTCAAAGTCTTTGAGAATAAGACCCTGTATTGGGGTGTAGTCGAAAAGCTACTGGACCCACAGCGTGTCCTCAACTATTCACTGAGCAGGGAGATCGAGGAAGGCGCACTAGCACCGAGGGCTAAGTATTGGATGACGCTGGCGCAGGCATCTGGCCATGAGCAGACCCTACGCACGCTTAATACTAATGCTGACCCTGTCCAGTTCTTCAATGTCGATCCCAACTATCAGCAAGTACCACAGCAGCAGGGTGGTGCTGTCGTTAACCCAGGTCTGCGGACTATCAGCGAGAGCATGAGGGGAATGATTGCCCAGACTGCTGGTATGTTCGCAGCCAATATGGGTGACAACCCAAATGCACAGTCTGGAGTTGCTATAGAAGCTCTCCAGAACAAGGGCGACAATGGGACATACAAATATTTCAAGGCCATCGAGGTAGCCATAGGAGCTACTGGCAGGCTCATGGTGGATGCCATACCGAAAGTCTATGATACTCAGAGAACCATCCGTATCTTGAAAGAGGACGGATCTTTCGACATGGCGGAGCTGAATGAGCAGGTAATGGATCAGCAAACTGGCCAGATCAAGACTCTGAACGACCTATCTATGGGTACGTATGACGTAGTGTGCAGGGCTGGTCCGAGCTTCAAGAACCGTCAGCAGGAGACCATGCAGTTTATTATTGACATGGCCAAGGTTGACGAATCAATCATGCCTATCGCTGGAGACATTATCCTGCAGGCCGTATCGACTCCTGCAGCAGCAATGATCGCAGAACGCAAGCGTATGCAGATGGTGACACAGGGGCTGATTCCACAGTCACAGCTCACCGATGACGAGAAGCAAGAGCAGGCTCAAAAGCAGCAGGCACAGCAGGGACAGCAGCCACAAGATCCGAACATGATCTTGGCTCAGGCAGAGCTGGTGAAGGCCCAGGCTATGCAGCTAGATGCACAGACCAACGCAGCCAAGGCACAGGCACTGGTAATGGCGATGCAGCTTAAGCAGCATCTTGAGGAGGAGAAGATTGCTCTGCAGTCTGGGGCTAATCAGATAAGCGCATTCGACTCACAGACAAGGCGGATGGATGTAGAGGTTAAGGCACAACAGGCTGGTGCTAACGTCAATCTCAACACATCCAAGGCGCAGGGGCAGGCAATCGACAACCAGATCAAGATGAAAGACCTGCAGAATCCCTACGCACATCTGTCGGATGAAGAATTAATCAGAATGGCAATGGGAGGCCAGTGATGAAAGATGAAATGGGTGGTGATGGCATGGGTGCAGGACCGCTGTCAGGTAGTGTGCACATTATGATCATGGGCGGTGAGGGTGAGGAAACTCTCGACACCAAGACCAACAAGAAGCACCGCGATATTGTGATGAGCGACTGGAATCTTGGCCCCGCTGTGATGGCTGCAGACAACACTGACTACTGGCGTAACCTGGCTCGTATCTGGATGGTGACCGTGGGAGAGGCCAAACGTCAACGCTGTGCCAACTGTGAATACTTCGACAACACTCCAGAATCCATGCAGATGATGGAGGCTGTACCGGAGGACAAGTACGACAAGGATGGTGGTGGCCGTGGCTACTGCACCAAGTTCGACTTCATCTGCCACAATCTGCGAGTGTGTCAGGCTTGGGAGAAAAAGGAATACGTTGACCCAGAGGAAGATTGATCATGGCACAGTCTGCACTGAGGGCGCTCTATAACAGCTTCATGGAGCCAACTGTTACCAGCGGCTCAGACAGTGCACCACAAGGCTCTATGGACGAGCGTGGCGTAGTGTCTGGCTCGTCAGTACCTATGCAGGCTGGTGATAACGGTCAGCAGCAGGTCAACATACCTGCATACACACAGAGCTGGTCAGGCATCGACCCTAATGTACAGGACAGGCCAAGTCTATTACCTATACGGCAGAACGGTGAGTGGACAGCACCGGAGTGGATGAAGGGTGCTGCAGACGCTGGCTCAAGCTTATACCTTGGATCAAGGGGATACCCGGTAGGCAAGTCAGACGCTATGGCACTGGCTGGCAACTTCACTGGTGGTGGATTCCTGGGTGGTCAGGCACTCGGCCCTGCAGCAGAGGCTGGCTCTACAGTCTTGAGCATGAACGGAGCAGGTGGCCGTAGTGCTGAGGCAATGGCAGAGCTTGTGAGGCGTGGGAAATACCGTGACATCTCTGGTGGTATCCCAAAGGTAACCAGAGATACTTCACTGCTCATGCGCGTGGGTGATGCCAAGTCTGTCAATGATATGAATGTCCAAATGGGTGATCCGGAGCTTAGGTACGTCCCTGTCGTAAAGGCTGAGGACTTAATTGATAGGGCTGGAATAACTGGCATCACAGATACGAGCCGGTCAGACTTGGCCACTGTCAACTCAGTAAACAATGTACCGGTAGAGAGCGTGCAACATGGCGGAGCATATTACGGAAGCCAGCCAAATAATATAAGGAGGGGTGATGCATTCGCCTCTGCAGAGACCGCAATAACTAGCCAACTTAACAGGGCTAGATATGCGCAGGAAAGCAGCAAGAGACCCGGCGTAGTATTTGCCCCACATGGCATGATGGGATCAAGCCCTGACTACGCAACAATGATGACGGACATTGCAGTTCCATATGCGAGCCAGCAAATGTCTGTAGGAGCAAAGGCTGCAGCTAATAAGGTAATAGGTAAGAGCGTAGATGGATGGCCGGGAATAGATAATGCAACTCAATCATATCTATCAAGCATTGGCGGCAAGCGTAAAACTGTCTTAAAGGTTCTTGATGATTTCAGGGACGAGGGAGCACTTAGCCTGTCTCATCTTCGTACAATCGTCACAGACCCTAACCAGTTCGACAGGCCGTGGGGTGACGTCAATGCCATGTATCTATTGAATCCAAAAAACTATATGGATGGGAACATCATCACCGATAGCACTCACGCATCATATGCCAAAGCTCTGCAAGGCATCCCACTTGGTGCTACAGTAAAACCGACGAGTATATTAGATTTGAACCCTCGCATGGGTATGGATGCATCCACTGAGAAAAACTTCGTAGGAGAGATGCAGGCGCGCACACAGTCTGCGCTCAGAAACCTAAAGGCTGCAGAGACATCTGGCGACAGAGAAAACGCCAAGAAGTATGCATTTGCACTGTCCGGACTCAACTTGAGTCCAAACAACATTGGCTCATCTGTGCAGGCTACGCTCAAGGGTGGAGGTCAGTTTAACTTCACACAGCCCATTGTTGATGACTTGATCAAGAGGGGAATCATCCTTCCATAGAATGTCAAGGGACAAAACTAACCATTTT